GAACCCGAGACCGGCCTGTGGTGCCGTTGCGTCTGAGCGCTAGATAGCGTGCTCATGCCGCAGTCCCCGCTTGCGCGGGGACGGTCCCGGCCTGACCGCGTTTCCGCGTGCCGGGTTGGCGTTTCATCGCCACCTGCCGGGCAAGCCCGGTCTTACGGTCGGCTCCGCGCCCGTTTACAGTCTCCGGGCCACTCCCGGCGACCTGCCGATTACCGTACCCGGCGAGGTTGATCGCGGCGTTGAGGTCGCGGTCAGCGACCATGCCGCACGACGTGCATACGTAACTTCGCTCGGACAGGAGAAGCTTGGCTTTCACCGCTCCGCACCCCGAGCATGTCTTGCTTGACGCGAACCACCGGTCCGCGACGATCACCCGGCCGCCGGACCACGCGGCCTTGTACTCGATTTGCCGGCGGAACTCGCCGAATGACGCGTCCGCGACGTGCCGGGCGAGCCGATGGTTCTTCACCATCCCGGCGACGTGCAGGTCCTCGATCACGACCGTCCCGTACTCGGCGGCCAGCCGGGTCGTGAGCTTGTGGAGGCCGTCTTTCCGCTGGTCGGCCACGCGCCCTTGCGCCTTGCCGAGCGCGGCGGACGCCCGCCGCCACCGGTTCGACGGCTCGCGGCGGGTTCGCCGGTCCGGTCCCTGTTTACGCGACACGGCACGGGACAGGCGGCGCAGCTTCCGCAGCGCCCCGGACATGTGCCGGGGATTGGCGATCTCCTCCCCGGCCGACAGGACCGCCAGCATCTTGATGCCGAGATCAACGCCGACAACAGCGTCCGGGCGGCGTGGTGACGGGCGGCTGATCTCGGTCTCGACGGCGAACGACGCGTGCCAGCGCCCGCGCTCGTGCCGGACCGTCACAGACAGCACCCGCGCTGCGCCCGCCGCCACCAGATCGGAGAGCCGCCGGCCATCCTCGTGGAGCTTCACCCGCCCGATCCTCGGCAGTACCGCGTGCCAGTCCTCGCAGCGGAATGCCCCGGTCGTCCACTTGACCGACAGGCGCGCTTTCCGCTTCGACCGGAACCGGGGGAAACCTGGCGGCTTGCCTTTCCGCTTGCCCTTGCGGGAATCAGACCAGTTCCCCAGCGCCCGCGTGAGCCCGTCAAGGCCGGTATTGAACGCTTCTTTCGAGCACTCGCCCCACCACGGCGCAACCTCGCCCTTGACCTGGTTCCAGTCCTTGCGGAGCGAGTACAGCGACCACGAAAGCGATGGCGTGAGGTCGTCCCCGGCGAGCCCGTAGGACTTCTCCGCTTCCCGCTGCCCGAGGTTCGCTTTCACCCGGGCGAGGCCCCAGTTGAACGCCACCCGCGCCGCCCCGGCATGAGACCGCAGCGACCGCTCCTGCGCGGGCGTCGGATCGAGGGCAAACCGGTACGCGAGCAGGGTCATGCCGGGCCGTCCTGCCCGAGCGCGGCCACGGCCCGCGCCGCGCGGTTCGCTGCCGCGCGCCGCCCGTACAGGCGGGCGCACAGCGACGTCAGGATCTCCGTCACGTCCCGGACGAGGTCGTCGTCGACCTCGGACGGGTCGGCGACAAGCAGCCTGCGCCCTTGCGCTGACAGGGCCGCCTCGACGTACTCGGCGCCGAACCGGGCGAACCTGTCGCGGTGCTCGACCACGATCACGGTCACCGACTTGTCGCGGAGCAGCCCCAGGAACTTGCGGCGGTGCCCGTTCAGCGCGGACCCGACTTCGGTCACGACGCGGTCTACCGGCAGGTGACGGCCGGTTGCCCATTCGGTGACCCGCGCGACCTGCCGGTCGAGGTCGGGGCGCTGGTCCGCTGACGAGACCCGGGCATACACGACGGTCTGTCCGGGGGGCGGGGCGACAGCGGCGGGGTCGCCGATCAGGACGAGTCCGCCGACCTTCCGCGCGGGAACGGGCAGCATCCCGGCCCGGTACCAGGTCCGGGCCGTCGCGTAAGAGACACCCTGGCTCGCGGCCCATTCCTTCAAGTTCACGGAGGCACTATACCACGCCACTTAGCGCTATCTGACGTTCAACTATCAACAGCGTCATCCCCACCCGCATCCGGGTACCGCTCACCGTCATCACCGAGGACGGGGCCAGCGACACCGCGGTGCCCGCCCCCGAGCTCTGCACCGAATGCGGGCGGCGGTACCGGTAGCCGCAGGGGACTGACCCCATGCAAGCCGCAGCGCGAAGGGGTTCCGCATGCAAGCAGCCCCCCTCGGGCGCTGGTGCGAGCAGCATCAGCGGCTGGAGTGCGTCAGCCCGCGCAAGAAGGGCCGCGGTCCCTGCCACGGGCACCACCTCGTGAGCGGCACCGACAAGTGCCGGATGCACCTCGGCGTGAAGGCGCAGGACGCCATCACCGAGGAGCTCGCCCGCCAGGCGGTCATCACCTACGGCCTGCCCCGCGACATCGCCCCGACTGACGCCCTGCTCGAAGAGGTCCGCTACTCGGCCGGCCACGTGGCATGGCTGCGCGGGCAGGTCGCCGCCCTCGAAGCGGAATCTCTCGTGTGGGGCATCACCGAAGAGGCCGAGAAGAACGCGACCGAGTTCGCGGGCACCGACAAGACCCAGGCCGCGGTCATGAACGTGTGGCTGGACCTGTACCACAAGGAGCGCCGCTACCTGCTCGACGTGACCAAGGCCGTGATCGCGGCCGGGGTCGAGGAGCGCCGGGTGAAGCTGGCAGAGGCCCAGGGGTCGCTGCTGAACGACGTGATCCGGCGGATCCTCGCCCGCCTGGGACTGTCGTCCGAGCAGTCGGCCCTCCTGCCCGTGGTCGTGCCCGAGGAACTCCGGCGGGCCGCCGCGATGGCGTCGGCCAACTGACGTGGAATGCCGAGTGGATGCCCGTTACGGGCCGCCTCCTCCGTGGCGCCGGATTGGCCTGTGCGGTTGCGGTGCGGCGCCGGTGAAGCTGGCCGGGTGCTGCGGTCGGCTCCTCTGTGACGACTGCAACCAGGCCCATCTGATTGTCCGGCTCGGGATCTCGGGCGAGTACACGACGGTATCCGCGCCGGGGCTACGTGATTCCTGGCGCGGGTGGTTCCTGACGCGCTTTTGGTACGGGCCGCGCTTCATGGCGCCGGTGAGGCCGCGTGTGCGGTCCCTGCTGCATCGCCAGGCGTTACGAGGGGGCGCGGCCGTGACCGCGATGGCCTTCGAGGTGGCCGCCGCGGAATGGGACCCGCCCGCGGACGACGCATTCGAGAAGCTGGGCTACGAGCCGATCTGCCTGCCCCGCGAGACGGCCCGCAAGCGGGGCGACGCGGTCCTGCCGGAGCCGTGCGGGCAGTGCCCGCAGGAACTGTTCCACGCGGCGACCGAGGACGACGTCCTGTATGGCGGAAGCGCGGGCGGCGGCAAGACCGCGTCCATCGTGGCCGAGGCGCTCCGCTCCTGCGCGAAGTACCCCGGCATCCGGATCCTGATCCTGCGCCGGTCCTATGACGAGCTCGCCGAGTCGATCTACCCTGAGTTCCAGCGGTTCGCGTGGGGTGCCGCGCTCGGCGGCAGGCTGAACAAGACGGAGAAGGAAGTCACCTTCCCGAACGGGTCGCTGATCCGCCTGCGCTACATGGAGACGCTGGACGACGCGTCCCGCCGGCAGGGCGGTGCCTACCAGCTCGTGTTCGTCGACGAGCGCACGCTGCTGGCGCCGGGCATCGTGGACGTGATCGCACTGGAGCGGCTCCGGTCGGCGCACGGCGTCCCGGTGATCGGCATCCGGTCGACGAGCAACCCCGGCGGTCCCGGGCACGGCGAGGTCCGCGCCCGGTACATCGACCCGACCGACCACGGCCGGAAGGTCGTCACCGACGACCACGGCCTGACGGTGCGGTTCATCCCTGCGAAAGCCACTGATAACCCCCACCTGGACGACGCCTACTTCCGCCGCCTGGACGCCATCCCGGACCCGGCCCGCCGTGCCGCGATGCGCGACGGCGACTGGGGCCAGTTCGCCGGGCAGATGTTCCCCGAGCTCCGCTGGGACCGGCACTCCGTCGACCCGTTCACGCTGCCGGAGTCGTGGCGGCGGTACTCCTCCGTCGACTGGGGCTATACCGCGCCCTGGGCGGTGCTGTGGGGCGCGGTCGACGAGGACGGCAGGTGCTGGGCCTACCGCGAGATCTACGAGACCCAGGTCGGCGAGGCCGAGCAGGCGAAGCGCATCCTGGCCGCCGAGGCCGGGGACGAGAAGATCTCCGCCCGGCTGGCGGACGACGCGATGTGGGCGCTGCGCGGCGACGCCAAGCCCATCTCGCAGGTCTACGCGGAGAACGGCGTCCATCTCGCGCCCGCGGGCAAGGGCCCCGGGTCGAGGGTATCGGGGTGGCAGCGCGTCCACTCCTACCTCGCCGAGGGGCCCGCCTGCGTGATTCACCGGGCGATGGGCTGGGAAACCTGCCCGATGATCCACTTCTTCCGGACGCTGCCGAAGACGTGGTGGGAGCTTTCCAACCTCCCGCACGCCACGAAGGGCGACCCCGAGGACGCCAACTCCAGTGCACCCGACCACCTCATGGACGCGCTGAGGTACTGGCTATTGAACGTCGGCGGCGGCAACGCGGAACTGTGGATCAGCTGGGCGAGAAAGAAAGCCGAGCAGGCGGCGCGGGAGGCGGCCGGGGAAGCCCCGGAGCCGAAACCGGTCACCGCTGCCATGGTCCTGCCGCCGGCCGACGGCCTCGCCAAGTGCCTCAAGCCCGGCTGCATGCGCAAGGTCCGTCCCGGCGTCGCCTACTGCTGCCATGCGTGCGGTACCGCCGCGCAGAGTCCCGCGCCGTACGAGATCGAGGCGCACGACCCGTCAGCGCACTGGGTGCTCTCGCACAGCGCGGACTGCGAGGAGCGGTCACGCGAGCGCGGCGAGCTTACCCCGGCCGAGGCGGACGTTCTCGACCCGGCGGCGGTGCTGCGGGCAGCCAGGAACGCGGCCTACCGCGCTCAGCAGGGGAGATAGCTCACCGCCGCTCCGCCTCCGTATCCCCCCGCCGGCCTGCTCTCGTCACCCGCATGGCCAGGATCTTCCCGGTCGCGGTCATCTCCCGGCACACGTCGTCGCGGTCGTCGTAGAACACGGTGACGCCGAGCTCGAGGGCCTTCGCGGTCTTGAGCGCGGGCGACTGGCGCGGGTGCCTGAACAGCACCTCGTGCACCGCGGTCACCGGGATGCCGAGCCCGGTGATCTCGGCGGCCACCGTCCCGGTCCTGTTCCGGCCGACCGCGCTGATGACGTGCACCTCGTCGCCCGCGGCGAGCGCCCTGACGGCGAGCTCCCGGAAGTAGCCCGGGTGATGGCTGCACACGTTCCAGTAGTCGAGCCCGATCTTCACCCGCCCATCATCCACCAGGCAGGAGCGTGCGTGGCCGACGAGCAGGCGCCGCCAGTTTTCGCGGTAGACGGCCAGTGGCCGTTCACCGGCACGGTCAAGGTCAACGGGCACCCGCTCGCCTCCGTCTCGTCCTGGTCGGTCACTGCCGCCTCGGACGGGGTTCCCGTCGTCAGCCTCGGCCTGGTCGACCAGGGGGCGCTGCGGCTCCTGCTCGGCCCCGGTGCCCGGGTGCAGGTCTCCGACGCCACCCGGGACGCGCTCATGTCTCTGGGCTGGACTCCTCCGCCTGCTTAGTCCGCCACCTGCGGATGCGGGCGGCATCGGCGCATTTCTTCGTGCAGTACGCGCCGCCCGTACGGCCGTTCTCGCCGCGGTAGAACGTCTTGCCGCAGGCCTCGTTGGCGCACGTCTTCGCCGGCGGCAGGACCGCCCTGCAGGTCGGGCAGCGCTCGTGATCCATGCGCCGACACTAGCACGATGTAACGGATATCTTCCGTGATAGTCGTTACAATTGAGGCATGGCGACACGTAATGCAGCCTCGCTTGCCGCTGAGGCCGAATTCCGGGCGCGACTGGCCGAGCTCGGCGCGACCCTGCTCGAGCCGGAATGGCTCGGCTCCAGAACCCCGCACCGGATGCGGTGCGCGGCCGGGCATGAATGCAGGCCGCGACCCAGCGGCGTAAAGCACGGCCAGGGAATCTGCCTGACCTGCGCAGGGAAAGACCCCCGCGTCGCGGAAGCGGCATTCCGGGCCCGTCTCGCCGAGCTGGGTGCCACGCTGTTGGAGCCGGAATACCTCGGCGCCAACGAGAAGCACCGCATCCGCTGCGCCGCAGGCCATGAGGTCTGCACGATCCCGAGCATCCTCCGGCACGGCCACGGCCCATGCCGCGTGTGCGCCCGCCTCGACCCGATGACCGCGTACGCGGCGTTCCGCGAGCGCCTCGCGGAACTCGGCGCGGAACTGCTCGAGACTGGATGGCTCGGGAACAACCGCCCGCATCTCGTCAGGTGCCCCGAGGGTCATATCTGCCGCCCGAGGCCGGCCGGCCTTCAGCAGGGCGGCGGCATCTGCGCCATATGCGCGCGGAACAGCCCGGCCGCTGCGGAGGCGGCCTTCCGGGGGCGCCTCGCCCAGTTCGGCGCGGAGATGCTCGGGGAGTACCGCGGCAACAAGGCCAGGATCCACGTCCGCTGCCGGGCCGGCCATGACTGCTACCCCGTGCCGAACTACGTGCTGTCAGGCGGCGGGCCGTGCGTCACCTGCGCCGAAAGAGACCCGGTTGCCGCAGAAGCTGCCTTCCGCGCTCGCCTCGCCGAGCTCGGGGCCGTCCCGCTGTACGGGAAATGGCTCGGGAGCCAGAGAAATCATCACGTCCGCTGCGCTTGCGGCAATGAGTGCTGGCCGCGCCCGGATGACGTGCGCGCCGGCGACGGCATCTGCGCAAAGTGCGCGCGGATGTTCTACACCGTCTTCTACGTGCTGGAACACGAGAGCAGGCCCCTGGTCAAGTTCGGCATCAGCAGCCGTGAAGGGCGGCGGCGGCTGTTCAGCCACCGCCGCGACGGCTTCACGGTTGTTCACCTGCTGGTGACCGAACTGGCTGACGGGGTTCCGCAGGCGGCAGAGAAGGCAGTCCTGTCCGCGCTGGCACTGGCCGGCGAGAAGCCGCATCGCGGTCGCGAGTACTTCGACGTCTCATGCCTGGCACTGATCCTCGACATTGCCCCCGGATGGCTCGGAATCGGCAAAGAGTTCCCGGTCGGCGCACTCTCCGCCGCCTGACTCTGGGCAAGGCCCCTGCTGCCTGGATAAAGCAGGCAAGGGGGCGGCTGAATGAGCGTCCGTTCCCGCGCAGCCCTCCTCGAGGCCCCGGTCGCCAAGGGATTCGGCAGCGGCATCCCGCCGGCGATCGAGGCGGCCGAGGCCCGGTCGCAGATGACGCCGACGTCGCCGTTCTCGCCTGGCGAGCCGATCGGCCCCTACGACGGGTTCAGCCGCACCCCGCGGTCGCATGACTACGTCACCGGGTACAACATCGCGACGCGCCCCAGGACGCACGAGCGGGTCGCGTTCGAAACCCTCAAGGGCCTGTTCGGCTCCTACGACGTGGCCCGGATCTGCGTCCGCCACAGGATCGCCTCTCTCCGCTCGCTCGACTACAAGCTGGTCAGCGCGGACGGCTTCGAGGGCGACGTCTCCGCCGAGGTCGCCGAGGGCAAGCGGGTCCTGAAGCGACCGGACGGCAAGACCCTGTTCAAGCCGTGGCTGGCGAAGTACCTGCGGGGCGTGCTGTCCTACGACGCCGGGACCCTGTACCGGATGCGGAACCGGGCCGGCCGCGCGGTCGGCCTGTCCGTGGTCGACGGGACCCTGATCGCCCCGCTGCAGGATTACTGGGGCAACCCGCCGGACGCCCCGGCCCCCGCCTACGTCCAGTACGTCAACGGGCTGCCGTGGAACTGGCTGACCCGCGACGACCTGGTCTACGAGCCGTACGACCCGCAGGACGACAGCCTCTACGGGACGGCGCCGCTCGAGGACATCCTCCTCAACGCCAACACCGACATCCGGTTCCAGCTGTACTTCCTCGAGCGTTTCACCTCGGGAAACCTTCCGGCCGGGTTCGCGTCCTCGCCGGACGCCTGGTCCCCGGACCAGATCGAGCAGTTCCAGGAGTACTGGGACGCGTTCATGCTCGGCGACCAGTCCCGCAAGCACCAGATCCGCTGGATACCGTCCGGGTCGAAGCTGGCGTGGACGAACGAGAAGGACTTCACCGACTCGTTCAGCCTCTTCCTGATGCGCAAGACATGTAGCGCATATTCGATTGTGCCGTCTGACCTGGGGTTTACCGAGAGCGTAAACAAGTCGTCCGGCGAGTCGCAGGCCGACGTGCAGCACCGTGTCGGCGACCTGCCGATGGCCCTGCACGTCCAGGACATCCTCACCGCGTTCCTCCAGGACGACCTGCAGCTTCCCCTGAAGTTCGCGTTCGACCTCGGCGAGGAGCAGGACGACCGGGTCGACCAGGCCAACGCCGACGACACGTACATGAAGATGGGCGTGGTCGGGCCGTCGGAGATCCGGGAGCTCCGCTACGGGTGGTCGGACCCGGAGCCCATTCCCCGGTTCATCTACACGGAGCGCGCCGGCCCGATCCCGGTCTCGTCGCTGCTGGCCGTCGCGGGGGAGACCGACCCGGCCACGGAACTGCCGGTCCCGGGCGCCCCGCTGCCGAAGGAAGTGTTCGGCGGCACGGAGGGCGTCCTGCCGAACCCGCCGATCAAGGTCATGTCGCTGGCCGAGCGGGAGTTCGGCGAGGCCGCGATGCCCCCGGCACCGCCGCCGCAGCCGAAGATGACCCCGGCCGACGCGGTACCCGACGACGACAGCGGCACGGTCGCCAAGGAAGGCGAGGCCGCAGGCGGGAACGTGACGGCGGGGATCACCGCGGAGACGGGCCTGTACTCCTACGACCTCGACGGCCGCGACGACGACGATGACGGGCCGGTCACCCTCGCCCCGCAGGCGGAGGTCGCCAAGGAGATGCAGGCGTTCCGCCGGTTCGCGAAGGCAAGGCGGAAGAGCGGCGAGTGGCGCGACTTCGAGTTCGCCGCCGTCTCCTCGGCCGATGCCCGCCGCCTGAACGAGGAGGGCCGGGGCTCGGTCGCCAAGGCGGCGTCCGGTTACGAGCTGTCCCCGCGCTCGGGGATGATCTCCCTTGACCTGCCGGACGGCACGATCGAGCCGGTGCCGGGCGGCGTGGGCGACTTCCACGTGACGGTTGTCTATCTTGGCCCGGACGTGACGGATGACGCCTTCGCGGCGGCTTGCGACCGGGCGCGGCAGGCCGCGGCACTGGTGCCCGGCCCGCTATCCGGCACGGTCAGCGGCGTCGGCTGCTTCCCTCCCTCGGCCGGCAGCGACGGCAAGGTCCCCGCGTGGGCCGCGATCGCGATCCCCGGCGCGGAGAAGCTCCGTGACGCGCTCGCGGACCTGTCGGCGTCCGAGCACCGCGACTGGACTCCGCACGTGACCCTCGCCTACCTCGACCCCGGCGACCCGCTTCCGGCCCCGCTGGAGCCGGTGCCGGTGACGTTCGGGTACCTGTCGGTGCACCGCGGCGAGGACGTGCAGCGGTTCCCGCTCGGCGGCGAGGGCGTGGCCAAGGCCGGTGGTGCTCGCCCAAAACGCCCGCGTCCGTCAGGTGACGGACGACCGGTGGCGTCCGGAGATCACGTTGTAAATCGACTGCTTATGGACGCCGAACGAGGCGGCCAGGTCCTTGACGGGCTCACCGGCAAGGCGGCGACGGCGGATCTCCCGCACTTGGTCGTCGGTCAGCTTGAACCAGTAGCGGTCGGGCTGGGCGGCGGAGCTGAAGAGTCTCCCGACTCCGGGCTCGCACAACTCACCGGAGGCGTCCCGTTTCCTGCGGGTGCGGGGAGTGCGGACGGTCGGCTCCTTGACGACCAGGGCGGTCGGCTCCTTGACGGCAGGCCCCCTAGGGGCAGTCTTGGGCTTGGGGCTGGGCTTCGGGGGGGCCGGGGGCTTCCTGGGGGTCGGCCATCTCACGGTCCGGACCTGCGGGGCGGGGAGCCTGAAGTCCCGGCCGGTGCGCTTCTTAAGAACCCTGTCGGCGCTGTTGGACTCGTCGGTGCCGAGAAACAAGTGAGCCGGCCGCACGCAGGGCGGGTTGTCGCACAGGTGGCAGACGAGAAGCCCGTCGGGGACGGGTCCGTTGACGAGCTCCCACGAGACGCGGTGGGCAAGCACCGTCTTGCCTCTGGCCTCGCCGGCCTGCTTGACCCAGAAAATGCCGTAGTCACCCCGGTAGGGATTCCGGGCGGCCATCCATTCCCAGCATCCGGACGTCTTGTTGACCTTGGCCCAGAAACGGGCAGCGGTGGCGTCGTCAATTCCAGAAGTCACCAGGTCAGTGTATCAAAAGCGGACTGGCACGGCTGGACTCTTGACCGGAAGACGGCCGCGTACTGGGCACCGCAGGTCCGCGACGCCGTTACCGCCGCCGTCCCGCGAGAGAAGGCCCGGCAGATCGGCGCCGGCTACCTCGCCGCCCACCCGAAGCAGGACGGGAAGGCGCCGGAGAAGCGGGACCGGAACAAGGCCGCAGCCGCATGGCTGGCGAAGCAGGGCATCACGTTCGTGCCCGCGTCGCTGGCGCAGGGAATCGTCACCGACGGGTACGCGATCGGCGCCATGTCGGCCGCGCACGCGGTCACCGGGCAGGCTCCGGGCTCGCAGGTGCCGGGTGACGAGAAGTCCGCTCTCGGGCACGTCGAGGCGGCCGGGCTCGCGGCGGTGCTCGCCGCGCTGCTGCAAGGCGGAAACGGAACCGATCCGGCGGCCGAGGTCGCGGCCGAGCAGATCGCCTCCGGGTACCTCGGGTCGCTGGCGATCATCCTCGCCGGAACGGACGCGGACTGGGCGGACTCGGGCGAGACGCTCGACGAGCTCGGCGGCGTCCTGTCTGACGCCCTGGCCGACGAGGACACCGCGGTCACCCTCGTCGGAACGGTGATCAACGTCTACACCGGGCTCGCGGCCAACGCGTACTACCTGGCCAACAGCGTGGCATGGGGCTCCTGGGAAAACGCCGGCGACGCTCGCGTCTGTCCCAGCTGCCTGGCGAACACGGCGGCCGGGCCGGTCCTCATCGGGCAGCCGTACCCGAGCGGAGACGCTTATCCCCCAGCCCATCCGGGCGGCTGCCGGTGCGCGGTTGTTCCCTCCGGGCCGCCGGGGTCCTAGCCGAGACTGCTGCGCGCCGAGGGAAAGGAGCCCGGGCGATGCCGCCTGGCTGCACGCTGCACGGGGTGCCATACGGCCAGTTCTGCTTTACCTGCTCATCGATGCCGCAGTCTGCGGTCGCGATGCCGCAGCCTGCGGTCGCGTGCCCGGTCCCGGTCGCGATCGACGAGGACGCACTGCGGGACGCGGTGCTCAGGGTGATCGCCGGGCACGCCACGGTGATGCCCGGCGAGACACTGGTCATCCGCTGCCAGGGCTGGAACCCGGAGCAGGCGCAGTACTACCAGGAAGACCTTGACCGGCGCGGCCTCCCGTTCCGGGTACTCGTCGTCATCGGGGACGAACTGGCGGTCGCCGGGCTGCTCGCCTAGCCGAGCCCGGCGAGCATCCCCTGCGACAGCGACCCGGTCGCGAGGAGCAGCTGCTTGCCTCCCGGCCTGCCGGGGACGTGCGCCGAGCAGACGTCCGTACCGTTCACGGTGGTGACCGCCACGGTGAGGGACGGCATGCCCTGTGATCCGGCCCCGGGCCGCAGGTGCACGGGCAGGTGCGGGGCGGGGTCGAGCCGGGGGTCTGCCTCGGTCAGCCCGGCAGCCTCGGCCGCCTTCCCGATCGCCTCCTTCATCTCCCGCTCATGCGCGGCCTCCCAGCCCAGGCGGGCGAAGAGGCAGTGGAAGCACAGGTGCTGGCGGGTCTGCACCGGGACCTGCTGGAGCACGGTGGCGAGCGCCTGGAGCATCTGCTGCGGCATCTGGGCGAGCATCCCGGCGATCGCGGACACGCCCTGGGCGGTCTGCTGGGCAGGAGTCGGGGAG